GGTAGACTCAGGGTGGGTCTCACGATCCCACCGGCTCCGAGGAGTCGAATAGTGGCCAGTCCGCGGCGGCGGATACGTTCCAGGCGTGATCTGGAAAGGTGGTACAATATACGACCTAGAAACTTTGAAAAAGGAAGTTTCCGAACGCTGTCGTTAAAACCCATCGGTGACAAGCCGGTAGTTTTGATGGTTTAGCCTCAGTGACTAAGATAGTTAGATACTGCAACCAAGAGTGGTTACCTGAGAAGCAGTCTAGTGTAAAGGTGTGCACTAAGGTGGGGATAGGGCGATTTAAAGCCCGAACCTCAATTAGGAGGAAGGAGATTTCGCTCTTCCAAAAGGTACTTTAGAATGATATAAAGTATAAGGAGGACGAGATCGGAGATTTAATAAGTTAAACTATTAAAGCTCGTGGGTACGGCCGACACCTGCAGATACCAATAAGTAGCAGCAGTAGCTTTGATGTCAAAATAGACAGCAGCTCCTGTGTTGCTCGGATTAGTAATCTCGATAAGAACCAAACGAATGTATGGATTCCCACCGGTGGCGGGTGAAGGAAGACCGTAAACCTGGATCATCGTACAACCTACATAAGATGTCGGAAAAGTATGGGGATCTGTGTCGTAATGATCCATTGCATAATACAATAGAAAACGACCAGTCCTAACAGAAGGATCAAACTGAACGATGGAATTCGTCGGAGTGTTGACCAAGGTGATCTGCTTTGAAGGAAGGAAGGTCTGTTGATTAGAGAATAAACCCTGACCAACAATATCGAGACCTTTACCAGACCAGAAAGGAGAAATCTCTGGAGCCGGAACGATCTGTTTCTTGTAGAAACTAATATCGTATGAGATCCAGAGTTCACCGAGGTTAACATTAGCAACCGAACATCCTTGAGTACAGACTTGGAAATTTCCGAGGTCCTGGAAACGACCGACTTCACTGCTACAATACATAACCGGTAAGGGTCTTTCCTTAGGATCACATTCGATCCCGTGGAGAAGAGACTTAGAGGGTTTAGTTGAGCAAGCGTAATCTGCGTTTTCCGCATACTGCTTAGATGTATATGGTGCATCCAGAACGTCGTAATCCGTTGAAAGGATAACTGTTCCAAGTGCTTGAGAAGATCCGTTGTATTCGGAAGAGGTTGAGACAAACTCAAAGACGATTCCGTGAGGTTCCCATTGGTCATATTGAGACGCAATGATCGACAACCACGGGAAAGTTGAAGAATTAGTTGGGTTAATGATGTAGGATTGATTAGTGAAGGAGGTGGAACCACCAGATAGGGGTCCACAAAACACATCACCAAGGTATTCACGCTCGACGATCCGAGTCCCGCGTTTTCCATGAGAGGAGAAACGTGGAACGATGGGGCCGTCAGTTGCAACTGCCTTGATTAATGAGTTATTCTTTACCTCAAAGTCACCATGACCGAAGAGTTTTGCGAGGCTTTCACCTGCTAGACTTCCAAGGTCGCCCATCCCAACTAAGGAACCGAGAGCGCGGCCAGTCGTACTGGCTACGGTCTTGGGCGTCATCTTTCGGTTGATTGAACTTTCTAAATGATCAATCTTAGCCTCGAGACGTTTCGCCGGGTCTTGGATACTATTTTCAGTAGTATAATCTCCTTTACCTCGGAGTTGAGGACGACGATTTCTCGCCGATTTTGCTTTACTTTTAGTAGGCATTATTTGCTTGTATATTGGATCCTGCCAAGCGTAACAGGACTGTACATGTGTAGTACCCATTCGGGGAAGCCGTGCAGTCTCTCGGCATTTTGTTTAGCAAGGAAGTATTAAGGATTAAATCCACCTTTTTGGTTCTAAAACTACACACCCAATGGCTATGAGGTAGCCACCCGCTGTTAATAACCGAGGGCCCTCTTCTGAAAGTCGGACTCTAACTTGGAATTACGAAGACGCTCCTTATGTAGAAGCTTCTTCTCCTTTTCGAGTCGACGATTCAGTGAGATTAACCCAGAACCGGAGGTCCGAATTGCCTCGATTTGATCGGCAAAAGGGAACCTGTCATACTCCCATAAATCCTTCTCAGGAACAAGGGGTAGAAGTTTGGATTTATCAGTGAAATTGATCAGAGATGAATCGTGAACTTCAGGAATCGGTTTATTAACGATGGTAGGCACTTCTGTGGCCTCTTGGTCGAGAGGATGGTGAACATCAAGATCAAGAACTTCAACAACACGATAAGGAAAGGCGTGCATTTCATCAACGGGTACTAATGGTAACCTTTGATGATTTGCTTCCTTCAACAAACGGTGGAGTTCACTATTCGAGAGACGACATGATGGAGTTAAAACTTCTTCGTCAAGGTCGCCATATGCCATAGCTAAGGGCGTAGCATGGATAAGGGACTTATCAACGAAGGGAATAACATCTTGCTCATACGGACCAGTTAGGCTATCTAAGCGAGTAGACACGACCATTCTTCGGTTACCCAAAGATTGTGTTGGTGCGCCCTTGAAACTTAGATAAGCAAAGGGTAGAAGTGGATGTGACTTTGCAGGCGTAGTAATTTCTTTCCTGGCAGCGTAAAGGAGGTGGGCTGCGAGAGCACGTTGTGACTCCGAATAACGGGGTTCAATACCGGGGGGGATAGGAAAACCTAAACCGCCTAGGTACGGGTGGGCGTAGATATTTAATACCTTGCCACCAAACGTGGTCTGGCGCTTAATCTCCCGAGCGTGATAGTTAAGGAAATAATTCGTCATCTTTTGGGGGTACATCGAGCCCATAACGGCACCGGAAAACCAACCCGAAAGAGGAACGGAATCATCCCTCACACCAGCTGCTGTCTTCGAAAGACCTATCAACAAACCGATATTGGCATATCCATGAATCTTAACTTGATCCACACCTGATACTTCCTCGAATTTCCATTCGAAAAGATCGGGCCGCTCTTCTATTTCGTACCAGTCTAGCTGGGTTTTTGAATAGGTTTCGCGAGGTGGAGTTATCTTGATTTTAGAGATATACTCAATTGGTAATGAATTGACGGTTAAGAAGCGAGGGTGAACAAAGTTCTTACCCAAGGAAAGCTTAAAACCTAAAGACTTCCCTGCCGAGACCCATGAATCATAACGCACTGGATTAGCACGAAAGAGGATATCATCCCCGTTAATTAAAACAGGAAGAGTATCGAAGCTACGCCGACCAGAAATCAAATCAGACTGGATTTTTGGATCCAACGTTTTGAAAAACGTATACAGATTCAAAATACAGAGAAAGGGAAAGGATAAAACCGAACCCATCAACTGTCCATTCTGTTGTTTTATGGAAGGCAACTTCGTTTCCTCAGGATAAACTAGGAGTTGTTCATGGAGAACATTTTCAGCGTGTTGAATTATATCACGATCACCGGGCCTAAGCTTTGAACAAACTACTTCCAGTGCCAATTTTGTAGCACCGATGTGTAGTAAGTCTGTCGCCGAGGAATAATCACCAGAAACCCAATCCCACTCAGAATCAACCCCATAAAGGGATCGATGCTTGAGGACCAAGTTATGGATTAATTCCTCGTTAAAGGGAGTTCCGATTAACGCGAAAACAGAGAAACGCCGAAGATACTCGAAGAGAGCCTTTTGCAAAGGTTTAACGATGTAGGTACTCAAAGCATCCATGGCAGTAATAATCCTTACCTTTAAAGGCTCGGTTATACCACGGACTTTGACGAACGGTTGTCCCAGAAATTCTTCCGGGACTGCTTCTTGATATTCCTCTGGTAACTTCTCAAAGCGATTTTTAACTGGCAAACCAGCGATGTGTTTCCACTCCCAAGTATTAGGAGGTAGGAACCCACGTTCCTCAACAACACCGCGGTCTGTTTCAACCATCCGAACCAAACCCTCTCCATATCCAAACATGTTTTGAAGTTGTCCGCGAACATCACTACGTGCGCCACCCGCTGAGCGGGGCACATAATTGGACGCTTTCGTCGAACCTTCCTGGCTT